GCGTTGTTATATCGGGTAAGAAGAGCCTGATAAGCGTCTACCGATACATAAGCGGCCGCGTCTGCCGAACTAAGTGCTGGCAGTAAGTCAGCAAGGTTTTGTGTAGTTCCCGCGACAGATAAAGGCAAAGCCAATTCGATTGTGCGTCCGCCTGTAAAGTTTTCTTCAAAAGTATAAATAAAAGGTTGAGGTGTTACATCTGTATCGCTAGTTACTGGTAAAACGACAGAAAAAGAACCCGTGGCGTCAAAAGTCTTTTGAATTACGACAGGAATGATAATTACATTCTGTGTAACTTCTTTTAGAATCGTTTGCGGGGTGATATTGATTGAGCCACGAACAGGGTTACCGCTCAAATCTACATAAGTCCCAACAACCGTACAGGTAGATAATGTCGCTGGTAGAGCCATTTATCAAGTGCCTTGACGAAGAATGTTTACAGTCTGTGTTCCTGTTGTTACTACGGCATAAAGTTTTTCATCATCCTGAAGTTCTACTGAGAAACTAATACCTGCGCCTAGCAAAAAACCGTAACTTGTTGTAGTGACGCCAACGCCACCAAGAAAAACATCTACTCCACCTGCGGGGTTTTGAACATTGATGGTTTGACCGTCTTTGCCATCATAGTCAGAAGTTAGTTGAGTAGCGGTGGTTCCTACTGAAACTCTTTGGTGTGATACTGCCATATAAACTCCTAAGAAAGAGAAGGGCGACCCATTTTAGCGAATCGCCCTTCGTGCTAGTTAGCGACTTCTTTTGTTTTCTTTGTAACCTTTGGCTTTTCAGCCTGTTTTGTTTTTTCCAAAACCACATCTTCAATTAACTTGATGTAACGATTTGAGACAAGATTATCTGTATGACGCCAACCTGAAACATCAGCGATGTCCCCAGGCTTAAGAGTCTTACCATCACAAATCATTGCCTTCAAAACTGTTGCTTTCATATTACGCAGTCATGTCAATCCATACATAAGAGAATGTACGGGCTGTGTCGTTGATTGCTGAAGCAGTTGGATTGTAAAGATAAATTGAAACTGTGTCTGCCGCTGAAACAGCCGCTCCACAGAAAATCAAATCATCATTTAGGTCTGCTGGTGGGTTTACAATAATGATGTCAGTTGTCTTAGCACCTGTAAGAGTGAAAGTAACTGAACCGCGAGATACTGTTGGGATTGATGCAGGGTCTACTGATGCTGTACCAAAATCTAGTCCATACACCATGTCGCCAGTTGAACCTTGAATAGCACCAACTGAAACTTCACCGCGAGAAATACGATTTACTTGAGGCATTTATTTTCCTTTTCTAAAATTGGATTTATTAAGAAAGAAAGGGAGAGCCAATTAAGACTCCCCCTCCCTTTTAACTTAATTAAGCGACGATTGTATTCCAAAAGTAGCCAAGGTCAGCCGCAATGACTTTGTTATCAAAAGCCATTTCTGCTTCAACTCTGTCTGACTTAATGGATTCCATACGGAACTGTGAAGTTCCGATAGTTGCACCTAGTCCGCCTGAAACACCTGTCCATGAGAACTGGTATCCAGCAGAAGGTGTAAGTAGTCCTGGCTGTGGAGCAACATGGGTTAGTAGAGCGCCCTTGCCATAAGCAAAGCCGTATGCCTCTGCGGCACCTTCGTTGTTTGTAGCCTTAACTGCCTTAGCAACCATTACGCGAGGAATGTCAAACATTGCCGCGAGCATATCGGTTGTGATTGTCTGTGAAGATGTGTACTTGATACGGTCTACCAAGTCAGGGTGATTCTTCAACTGACGGAATGTTTCGTAGCCAAGTACAAGTGTATTGGCTTCCATTCCTGTGTTTGAAAGAATCTCGCTCTTTCCCGCTTCAATATCATTGATTGGGTCAGATGAAGTGTAATCACTCCATTGCTTTGTCTGTCCTGTTGTTGGAGTACCTGCAACACCTGTAACGTCGTCAGCCCATACACCTGTTGTGACAAAATCAGTTACAAACTGAAGTTCACGACGAAGTAGTAGACGGCGAGTAACGAACTCTGTTGCCTCACGAAGAGGGTTTAGAGGAGCGTCTGCGTTAGCAACAGTTTGGTCATCAACATCCTTGTGGAAAGCATATACATCTGTTGAGTATGTTGCTGTTGATAGATTGTAACCGCCACCAGCAGATTCAGTTCCAGGCGCACGGCGTTGAGCCTCATCGCGGAACCAATCGTTCTTGGTGTAGGTAAAGTATTTATCGCTCTTCTTATCGACAGGGATTACTGGGAATACCTTGTCAGCGATAAAGTTATCTTGGTTCTGTAAGTAAGCAACCGAGATATTTGTAAGGATTGCGTCCACATGGACGGAATTGATATTTGGCTGTGGCATTGTTAGTTAGCCCCCTAGTTCGCTCTTGTTGGGTTAGCGCAGTTAATAACTGCGGCAACAAGAGCGAACTAAGGAGCCAATCTAAATGCCACAGCCAACATTAACCGATAGCCACATTGATGCGATTCTTACAAACATCTCTGTCGCTTACATGCAACGCCAAGAGAACTTTATTGCTGATAAAGTTTTCCCAGTTATCCCTGTAGATAAGAAGTCCGATAAGTACTTCGTCTATACCAAGAACGATTGGTTCCGCGATGAGGCACAACGCCGCGCCGATGCAACCGAATCTGCAGGTAGCGGATACAACCTCACAACTGGAACCTACAATGCCGATGTATGGGCATTCCATAAGGATGTAGGCGAC